GCAGTAGATATATATCTGAAGGCACCGGTAGAAGATCGCAAACCTTGTATGTTTGTGTTAGACTCTTTGGGTATGCTTTCTACAAGTAAAGAAATTAATGATGCACTGAATGAAAAAGAAGTTAGGGATATGACTAAATCCCAACTTATTAAAGGTGCTTTCCGAATGCTCACACTCAAATTAGGTCAAGCAAATGTCCCGCTCATTGTCACAAATCATACATACGATGTCATCGGAGCTTACGTACCAACTAAAGAAATGGGAGGAGGTTCTGGACTCAAATACGCAGCAAGTACGATCATTTATCTCAGCAAAAAGAAAGAAAAGGATGGAACGGAAGTGGTCGGAAATATTATCAAGGCTAAGACTGCTAAATCGCGTTTAAGTAAGGAGAATAAAGATGTTGAGATCCGTTTGTATTATGATGAGCGCGGTCTTGATCGTTACTATGGTCTTCTGGAACTTGGTGAACTTGGTGGACTCTGGAAGAATGTAGCAGGACGTTATGAGATGGATGGTAAGAAGATTTATGCCAAACAAATTCTTGCAAACCCAGAAGAATATTTCACTGATGAAGTGATGCAAAAACTTGATGCGATTGCAAAGGAGGAGTTCAGTTACGGCAAATGATTAAGATTCTGAAGACAGGAATCAATATATCAAAAGTTGTAGAACAACTTAAAAAATATCCACAAGATTGGGATCATCAAAAACATTTGAAAGATTCCCAGTCTTTGGTTGACAGGGGATTTGCTGACTTGCCAGTAAGTGCTCTTCAACTTATAATTGGTGGAGTCAAGAAAAAAGAAGACTTTGTTGGAGATTCAGAAATTAATATCAAAACTCCAGCATACGAACATCACGGAGAAATTCGAAAGATTATACGCAAAAACTTTGGAAACAGAGAGTTGCATCGTTGTGGATTTCTTTCTCTTCCGATTGATGAAATTGTGGGAGCACATATTGATGAGGGAACTTACTATCAAACAAGAGATAGATATCACCTTTCTATTTTGGGAAGATATCAATATTTCTGTGGAACTGATACAGTGATAGTTGAACCAGGAACTCTTCTGTGGTTTAACAATAAATTACCTCACGGAACAGTTAATATTGGTGATGAAACAAGAATAACATTTGTATTTGATATGCCTTATGGACAAAGTTGAGTTTTTGATTCTTCGTAATCTTCTTTATAATGAAAATTACTTAAGAAAAGTTATTCCTTTCATTAAATCTGAGTATTTTGAAGATCTTAATCAAAAGATTGTATTTGAAGAGGTTTTAAAGTTTATTCAACAATATAATGAACTTGCTACAAAGGAAGTTCTTTGCATTGAAGTTGAAAAACGTCAAGATATTAATGACACTTCTTTCAAAGAAATCACACATCTGATTGAATGTCTTGATGATGTTCCAGCAGAGTTTAACTGGTTAGTTGATACTACTGAAAAGTGGTGTCGTGATCGTGCCATCTATCTTGCATTGATGGAATCTATTCATATTGCAGATGGAAAGGATGAAAAGAAAAATCGTGATAGTATTCCCAGCATTCTCTCAGATGCTCTTGCTGTATCTTTTGATACTAACATCGGACACGATTATCTGTTAGACTATGAGGCACGTTATGAGTCTTATCATAGAAAGGAAGAGAAAATTGAATTTGATCTTGAATATTTTAATAAAATCACAAAAGGTGGTTTACCTAATAAGACTCTCAATATCGCTCTTGCTGGTACAGGTGTCGGAAAAAGTCTCTTTATGTGCCACGTGGCTGCTTCCGTCTTATTGCAAGGCAGGAACGTTTTGTACATCACTCTTGAAATGGCGGAGGAACGAATTGCTGAAAGAATTGACGCAAATCTTTTGAATATTCCTATTCAGCAACTCAATGAACTTCCAAAGCAGATGTTTGAGAACAAAGTTACTAATCTTGCAAAGAAAACTCAAGGCACTTTGATTATTAAAGAGTATCCAACTGCATCTGCTCATAGTGGACATTTTAAATCTCTGTTGAATGAACTTTCTCTTAAGAAGTCTTTCAAACCAGATATTATTTTCATTGATTATCTTAATATCTGCTCTTCCTCTCGTTATCGTGGAAACAGTAACATTAATTCCTATACCTTCATCAAGGCAATCGCAGAAGAACTTCGTGGACTTGCTTGTGAGTTTAATGTGCCGATTTGCAGTGCGACACAAACGACAAGAAGTGGTTTTGGTTCTTCTGATGTTGAATTAACCGATACTTCTGAGTCTTTTGGTCTTCCTGCTACTGCTGACCTTATGTTTGCCCTTATTAGCACTGAAGAGTTGGAAGGACTTGGACAGATTTTAGTCAAACAACTCAAGAATCGTTATAATGATCCCACGATTCACAAACGTTTTGTAATCGGTATTGATCGTGCCAAAATGCGTCTTTATGATTGCGAACAGTCTGCACAAGACGACATTCTTGACAATGGAAAAGAAGAGGAGTATGATAATGAAGAAAAGAAACCTAAAAAATCATTTGAGGGATTTAAGTTTTGATTCGTATTAATAAAGAAATTCTTCCTGATGGATCTACTAAATTTACTATGACTGAAAGCAAAGTTATTGATACAAAAAAATATATTGAGTTTGTTCGTCAAACTACAAGTCCCGCAAGTAGTGATTTTGCAGCACTTCTTGCACGTATGACTGAACTTGAAGCAACGAATGATGCAGATGTTCCTCGTCTTTTAACTGCTGCCCTTGGCATGACAGCAGAAGCAGGAGAATTTACTGAAGTTGTAAAGAAAATTGTAATGCAAGGAAAACCTTATAATGAAGAAAATGTTTTCCATATGAAGAGGGAACTTGGTGATATCTGTTGGTATCTTGCACAAGCTTGTATGGCACTTGATACTAACTTTGAAGAAGTTCTTCAAATGAACTATGAGAAACTGAGTGCTCGTTATCCTGAAGGGACTTTTGATGTATATCGTTCTGAAAATCGTGTGGAGGGAGATTTGTGACTAAAGAGAAGCAAGTAATAGTTAAAATGGATGCTCGTACAGCAGCAGCAGTTCGACAAGTTCTCTTTGAAGCACAAAAAGGTTATACTTATGATGAAGTAAGTGTTCCCCCTCGTGTTGCTGATATTCGTTCAGTCATTCAAAGTATTGACGACAATCTTGGAGCAGCACTTGGAGTTTGACCCTTTGGGGGTCTTTTTTTATAAATAACTAAAAAGTATTTGTAGAAAAATGGGTCCTCAAGAATTACGCGGTTTGTGTGAAGCTTATACTGCTGTTTATGATGAAGAACTTAGAGATGAGTTGGAAGAAATGTCAGATGAATTTTCTGGCATTGAAGATCTAAGTGATGAAGAAATTGATGCAATTGTTGAAGAAACAATTGATGAGATGCTTGATGAAGGGTATGAGTTTGATGAAGTAGAAGAGATTTTTGAAGAAGTTCTTTCTGAAGCAAGAGTTGATATGGCAGCTCGTGCTGCTGCAAGAAAAAAAGAAATGGCAGCATCAGAAAAGTCTGCAAAAGAAGCAAGACGTAGAGGTGCCTCAGTAGTCAGGAAAGAAAAAAGAGCAGAAGCAATTTCTAAAGTAAAAGGTGCTGTTAAGTCGGCACTTTCAAAAGCAAAAGAAGCAGGTAAGTCTGCTGTTGGTAGAGCAAAGGAAGCAGGTAGATCTGCAAAGTTTCATACTGTCGATAAAACAGTAGCAGCATACGCAACTAAGAGAGGACTTCATCCTGCTGCAGGGATGGCAGCAAGATCAAAAGATCCTGAAAAGAGAAGAGGACTGAGAGCAAAAGTTGCTTCTGATATTAAGGGTAGAATCAAAAAGAAAATTGCTCAAGCACAAGTAGGTGCTTATAGTGCTGCCAGAAAGGCAGGTCAAGCAGCATCTGATGTTGCAGGAAGAGCAAAGCAAAGTGCTAAGAATACTGCAGCAAGGGGTAAGAGAGGTATTAAAGGTGCAGTTGCTGGAGCAGCATCTAAAGTTGCTTCTGGTGCATCAAAGATTGCTTCAAGAATGGCAACTGAAGAAGTTGATGTTTATGATGTTGTTCTTGAGTATCTTCTTGATGGAGGTTATGCTGATACTCAAGAAGCAGCAGAAAAAATTATGTTAAATATGAGTGAAGAGTGGAAAAACGAAATCATTTCTAATTGTGATTGATAAATAAATCGGAAGGTTGCTCTGACCCACTTGACTTTTAGTTGAGTGGGTCTTATACTTTTTATAACGGGGATATAGCTCAGTTGGTAGTAGCACTTGCTTTGCAAGCAAGATGTCATCGGTTCGAGTCCGATTATCTCCATAAATACGGGAATTGAAAAAAAATAAATATAAGTATAATAAAAAGTAATATGAAGAGTTTCTCCCAATTTTTATTTGAAGCAGCACAATCACAAGCATCAATGCAAGCAAAAAAACTTGGATTGCGTGGAGATGGGCACGGTAGTTGGTTGGATCGTTCTGGGAAAACGATAGCAAGAACTGAAGATGGGAAATTGAAGTTTATTGATGGAAGACAAGCACCAACAAAACAGGAACCAAAACAATCTGTAGGATCTACTCCTGCACAACAATCAAAAACAGTAACTTCCACACCTACTACTTCTACTCCTCAAAAACCGAAAGTAGAACCTAAAGATCAAGCACCAGAGGAAGGTGATACTCTCACTGTAGTGTTTGGAAGATTTAATCCTCCAACAATAGGGCACGAAAAACTTTTACGATCGGCAAAAAGAATTTCTGTTGGGGGAGATGTTAAGATATACCCATCAAGAACTCAAGATCCTAAAAAAAATCCCTTACCGCCAGATACAAAAATCTCATATATGAGAAAAATGTTTTCTGATTTTGATGAGAATATTATTAATGATCCAAATATGAAAACAATTTTTGATGTCCTTATAAATGCAAATAAAGAAGGATATTCAAATATTAATTTAGTGGTAGGTTCTGATCGTCAATCCGAATTTGAAAATTTAGCTCAAAAGTATAATGGTGATTTGTATACTTTTGATTTAATTCGTGTTGTTTCTGCTGGTGTAAGAGATGCTGATGCTGAAGGTGTGGAGGGAATGTCAGCTTCTAAAATGAGAAAAGCAGTAATGGATAATGATTTTAACTCATTCCGTAGAGGAACTCCAAAAACACTAGATGATGGAGATACTCAAGCACTTTTTGATGCTGTTCGTCAGGGAATGGGTGTTAAGAAAACAAAAATTAAAAAGGAAAGTTATAATTTATGGGAGATTGCCCCAAAATTTGATATGAAAAATCTTCGTGAAAATTATGTAAAATGTAAGATTTTTAGAATAGGTGATAAAGTGGAAAATTTAAATACTGGATTGATTGGAGAAGTAATGCGTAGAGGAACCAATCATCTTATTTGTGTAACTGAAGAGGGTTATATGTTTAAATCTTGGATTAAAGATTTGATGGAATATACTGAAGTAAAAATGGATAAAATGTATAGACTTCCTGGAAAGCCAAATACATTGGTAGGAAC